ACGCCATTATACCTACTGCGCGTAATGCTGTACGGCAAGCATTAGCACAAGTTAGGGTTGTTGCAGCATCAGTGCCAGCGGCTACTGTTGCTTGTTGTACTACTGGTGTAGCACCATAAAAACCAACAGTTGCAGTAGTAGCGCCACCAATTTGAACAGGTACACCTGTACGGCCTACGTTTAGGGTTTCCCCAGTATTACCATCACCAACTTGATAAGTCATCTTAAATCTCCTTAAATATTAAACTAGGGGCCGAAGCCCCATTAATTAACCCCAAATACGGGCTGCCATTTGTGGACGAACTGCGCTATAGCCATATAGAACGTCAATACGGCAAGGTAAGCGGTCGTTGTTGATGTCATATTGACGGACAACACGTAGAGAGATACCGTTGTGTACTTGACGTGAAGCCATGTCAACGCCTTGTGGTAATAACAAGTCAGCAGTCGCGAAAGTGATTGCATCTTTGTGGTATACCAAGTTTTGAGCGTATTGAGTAGAAGCTGCACCAACAAAGGTGATAGCTGCGCCGTCTTGTGGGAAGGCGTTGATAGTTGCCAAAGCGTTAGCTGGAGTGTACATAGCTGGTGAAACAGCGATGCTAGTCCAAGCGCCACCTGAAGCAGTGTTAGCAGCAGTTACAGTGAATTGTTGTAATGAACCTGTTGACTCACGGGTTTGTGGGTTAACAGCGTACACGCCAGCAACAGTGAACACGTCACCTACAGTAACTGTAGCTGAACCTGTACCGCCATCGATGCTAATAGTAGATTGGCCTTCAGTAGTAATTGTGCCATTTACTAAGATAGTATCGCTAGTAGAACGTGTACCAGTGGTGTGTTGTTTGATAGATTGAGACATGTTGACTTCTTCAAAGCCAAGAACGCCCATGCCCATCATACCGTTACGGAATTGACGTGAAACAGTGTCAGTTGGGTTGAACAAACCTTTCATGCCTTCAACTAGGCCCGCGTTGGCAGCAGGGTTAACTGTTGCGTAACGTGGAGACATAACAGCAGCGCCTTCGTTTAGTTTTTGTTGAGCTTGCAACAATACTAATGAAGTAGCAGGTGTAGTGCCTGGAGTACCTACTGAGTTGTAGATTGATTTGTAAGCATTAGCAACGTCTGCATCAACGCTAGAAGCCAATTGTGAGATACGTGGTTTCAATACACGTTCTGCAAAATCGTCTAATTGCATTGTTAATTCAGCAGATGTGAAGTTAACGCCAATGTGTTTTTGTGAAGCAACAGACAATGTTGTGTATTGTTCGTTGTCATCTTGCACTTGTAAAGCCGCGCCGTCAGTTACTAAAGCACGATCCGGTAAACGGATACGCAATGTAGAACCAATTTTAGCGCCTTCAACGGCAAAAGAATCGTCGTATTGACGATTTACGTTACGTGTGATCACAAGGTTATTCTCTAGGATTTCTAGGGCTTTACGAGTGATCATATCAATGGTTAAGATTGAGTTTGACATGATATTTCCTTATTAAAAGTTAGCGGTTTCTTTTCGCTTCCCATGCCTTAACTTGTCTAGCTCTTTCGGCAGCAATCCAATCAGACGTTGACATTGACTTCATTGACCTAGGGTCAGTCGTGTCGTACGCTGGTGAACCGTTACCTTTAGCCGTGACAGGCGAAATAGGCGCAGGTGCGCTAGTTGTTTTCTTAATTACCGGCTCGTTAGCGATTTTTGCTTCAAGACGGCCAATTTCTTTAGCTTGTAAGATTGGCGGTAACTGAGCAATCCGGTCAGCTTCTTTAATATTAGTCCCTAGGTAATAAGCCAGTTCGGGGCCAACATCAGATGACTGTATGGATTGGGCCATCACGTCAGTAATCGGAACACTGGGGTTGTATGCAACTTGCTCGAAGTCATCATACTTAGCTCTCGCTTCTTCTTCTCTATCGTGGTAGGACTCAATGATTTCACGCTGTTGCTTTTGACGATCTCTTTGCTCAAGCAGTTGTTCAGCTTTCTGCACTGCCAATGCTTCGGCGTATGCTTCTACTGTTTCAAATTGCTCAGGCGCAGGAAGGTCTCTAGGCGTCGCAGGGGTTGAAGCCTGTGCAGCACGTTCTCTTTCCCATTTACGTTGTTCTCTTGCCAAGCGTTTGCCAATCGCAGCATCAAGTTCCTCTTGCGAGAATGACTTGCTTGCTTCTGCTGGCTTTTCTTCCGACACTTCTACATCTTGTGCTACAGTTTCAGGAGCTGTCGTAACTTCTTCGACTGGCGCGGGTACTTCCGCTAATACTTCTACTTCTTGGTTTTCACTCATTTTGTTTCCTTAGAAACCCTGGTGAAATGCACCAGTACATTTTTTATTATATGTTTATTGCTGCCACTTTAGCTTGAAATGCTTTTACGCGTAATTCTAATGCGGCTGAATCTGCTTGTAGTTTATCGTTTGCTGCGCTAATTTCGCTAGTACGGCGCTCAATTGCCGCTTGGTTAGCGTCTACTTTTTTCTCTTTGGCTGCAAGGTCTTTTTCGCGTGTGTCTAATGCGGTTTCAGCGGCTGTAACTTTAGCTTCAAAAGCCTTAGCGTCTGCTTTAAGTTTAGCGGCTAAAGTTTCGGCTTCAGTTTTAGTTACTTTAGCGGCTTCTAATACGCCATCTATTTCAGCTTGTTTAGTCAACGCATAAGAGTCTGCTTTAGATTTAACCTTAATTGCGTCTTCAACGGCGGTTAATGCGCCTTGGCGTTTAGCCAATTCGTCTCTAAGTTCAGCCATTCTACCTAAATCAGTTAAAAACTGTTTTGTAAAATAACCTACGAAATCAGGGTTTCCGGTACTGTCATTAGTAATGTTCATTTTGATTCCTTACGCGTAGTAGCTAATATTTATTTTAGCGCCAGCAGTTTGCTCAATAAATTTAATTTGTGTTAAGTCACCATCGTACTGCAATGTAACACCTACCGCAAGTGGCATACCCACAGACGCAGTTGGCGCTACGCCATCATCACGCCAGCGTACAGCTTGTGCTTCAGGTGTAATTAATGCGATGGATGGAGTACCGGCTAAACCGCTAAGGTTTTTAGTTGGCACAGTTAAATTTGTCGCCGCGCTTAATGAGGTAATTTGCTGATACCCTAAGCGCGAGGTAATTGCTTTTAAAGTTGTTGCCATCTAAATTCTCCTACTTTGTGTAAAGGATCGAATTTCGACCCATAATTGTTGACCTGCTGTAATAATACTACCAAAAAACCCGCCTGCAAAAAATTGTCCGCCAAAAAAATTACCCATTAGAACGCACCTCCTGATATACCGGATGTAGCAGTTAATGTAGTAACGGTAATAGTGCCGCCTGTAATAGCAACATTATTGGCATCTTGTTCAGCCATTGTTCCTACGCCTGTCAGCGTATGATTTGCGTCCCACGCAACCGCGCCTGTAGCACTAAAAGTGTTGTCGGCAAGTGTTGAATGAACGACGGTTACTGTCATGCTAAGAACCGTAATTTATACAAGGTTGATAAGTACAGCGTTACAATTTCGTCAATCAGATTCTGTATCGCAGTATCTGATTCTTCACACACTTTATAGCGGTCAGCTTCAATTTCTTCTAATTGATTTTGTAAAAAGTCAATGACGTTAGTAGTCTTTTTAGCTGACTGAAGCGAAATAGGCCCCATCAAACCGTGGCGACCTTGGTAGGCTTCAGCAAAACTGTCTGCTAAGTCAATAATATTATCATAAAACTTTTCTAATGCTTTATGCTTAGAGTAGCTTCTAGTATTTAGATGGACGGAGTGCGTCACGTCTCTAGCTAAAAATAATATTCCTACAAAGTCACAGGCTTTCATTGTTGTATTCCTTCGGGCGGCATCATTGGTTGTTCGGGTTGCATTTGTTCTTCAGGCATCATGCCTTCAGGCTGTTCGGCAGTTTCGTCAGGCATTTCTCTACCAGGCATTTCGCCAATTAAGTCACCGCTGTCCATCATGCCGTGAACTGTACCCATAACGATGTCTTGGATTTGTTCAGGTGACATGCTTGCCTGCACTGCGCTAATACGTTTAGTCTCAGCGTCGTATGCTTTAATGTTAGCCTCTTGTTCTTTAATAGCCATCTCTTGCGCTTCCATAGATTTGCTGACGTTTTGCAACATACCGTGCAATTGGTCTAGCTCTTGGCCCATCGCTTCAAGTTGTTGCTGTGCAGCTTGCAATGCTGGGTCTTCGTCCGCATCGCTTAGTAGTTTAGGATCAATAGTCTTAGCAAAGCGTTTAGCCATCTCTTGTGCGCCAGGCCAGTCCATGTTTTTAACAAATAAATCGCCAGCCACAGCCCACAATTGTGGGTTGCCTTGCAACAATTGGCTCATAGCATCAAGTGACTCTTGACGTTTAGTCATGTAGCTTGGGCCAGTTGATACGCACACATCGTACTTACCAACGCTAGGATTGTATATTTTTTCAATCACAATGCCTGTTTCGTCCACTATTTTCTTCACTGGCTCGGCTTGTGATGGGTTAATTTTAGCCCGTTTTACTTCGCCATCTACACCAATAATACGAGCAATACGCTCTGTATCGTAAATTTTAGGTATCATGTCAACTAATTGACGTCCACAGTGACGTATAGCACGCGCTAAATTGTCAACGTAGTGATATGTGCCTGTGTCGCCTTGTTTTTCACGCGCTAAGATGGCGCGGCCTGAGCGTTCGTTACTTGTCGCACCTAAACTGGAGTCGTATTGACCTGTTGAGGACTTAATATCGTCAGATGCACCGGCTTTAGCCTGTAATAGCCCGCTAGACGCCATAGGCGGTTGAGCGCGTTGTGGTAATGGCAATACTGCACCAGCACCGTCTGTTACATCAGGATTAACCTCTAAATACGGCCAATTTGTCGTGTTGGCTGTCTTCCATTGTGTCTCGTAGCCCTCAAATTGACCGCCGTAACCTATGAATGGCGCTTTTGGAGCCAGTGCCAACATCTCGGCTTCTTGTGAAACCCAATAGTTGTACATACGTTGCGCGTCTTTTGCGTTACGGATCAAGCCTGACACGTATAAACGGCCATCAACCTCATATTCGTTACCTACAACACGGATAACAGGTATAAATTTACCCGCCCATTCTTGTTCTTCTAGCACTTCAAAGCCGTTAGTTTTGAGCCATTTGACTTTTTTAACGTCTGCCATGCGTGATTTAAGCGGTTTTAAGCCTAAAGCCTTCAATTCTTTGTCTTCACGGCTGCCTTCTACGGCGCTCATGTTGCCCTGGTAGAGGTTTAGCTTAGTTGGCGTATGATCAAAGTAAAAATACTCAGCAATACGCACTGTATTCTCAGTTAACCACTGACTTAGTGAGGAATCACCTACACCTTGTTGCATAATAGAAGAAACTGGCGCGGCGTCAGGGAACTGACGCTCGTATTCCGCCTTTGTCATGTCTTCTGTGACAAAACACCACTCAGCATCGCTGCCGCATGGGTCTTGTATTGTAGGATCCATATAAACGCTAAAGGAATTGCGGATGCGGCCAATGTATAAATCTTGGTCAAATGAATTGTCGTCGCAATATTTAGTGAGTACACGGATGTAGCCTTCACCGTAGGTGACTTGGTTTTCACATGCTGTGTCGTATGCGACATCTGCATCTGAAATATATTCAATATGCCTAATTACACCCTCGAATATCTCCGCGACCTCTACGTCAGCGTTATCATCCACAGGGATTACCTTCACCGAAGGTCGATTTTGGCGTTGTTCATTAGTAACTTGATGAACATGTTGCGGTAACTTATTGATTGTTAAGCAAGGTCGTGCGTTGATGGTTTGGCCTTGAACTGAGCCACGGGTAGCCAGTACGTCCGCTGGCCATTGCCATTGGTTGTCGGGCGAACCTGCCTCAAAGCGTAAGTCGTCAAGCTCGTCTTCACGGCTCTCTGAATACGCAGAAACCGCCATAGTAAAGCGGCTTCGCATCGTTGCAAGCATGTCTTTTTTGTCGTTTGGCTTATTAGCGCCTTCGGCGACAACCCCAACGGTGGTCATGTCATCATTCATTTAATATTCCGATCACGTCTTTTTCGTTCATAAGAAGATAGTCTTCGTCTTCGTATTTAAACTTCTGTCCTGAATACTCACCGAACAGTATTGTGTCACCTACTTTAACTGTCATCGCTCTGACCGTACCGTTATCTAATATAGCACCTTGCCCTGCTGCAACAATCACACCTTCAAACTTCTTCTCAGCTTGCTTGGCCAGTACAATGCCACTGGCCGTTGTTAGTTCTTCTTCTTTTTGCTTTACTACAATTCGTTCACCGAAAGGTTTTAATTTCATTTTTTGCCTTTTTTAGTTGATTCACGTTTTACACTGTAGGCGATGGCCACAGCTTGCGCTGGTTTTTTACCAGCATCTATCTCAGCCTTAACATTAGCACGGAAGGCTTCTTTACTAGATGATTTTTTTAATGGCATAGCTAACTCCCCATCCAAGAGCTGGATGCTCCGCTACCATTAGCATACGTCTTACGAGGCGCGTTGTCAACCCTATATTCACGATGGGCTACAGGAAACGCAAATGTCACGCATAACGCGTCTGCTGCGTCCGGGCTTGCCATGCCCCTGGCCTTCATCTCTTTCTTACCTTCTAAGAATATCGTCCCACTGCTGTTAGGCTTTTTCATCGGGCCTGTCAAGTCCGATTTTAATTTTCTATCCTCCGGTATGCTGGCGCTGCGTAACCACTCCCGCATCGCGCCCCACATCTCGGCCCGCTTGTTGCCCCACATTATCGAGTTCTTAGCCCGTGACCCGAAGTTCACTCCGCGCACCTTGTACCGTTGCTCGGTTAGCCTGTCCAATATGCCGTACCCTAAGCCCCCCTCATCGATGACGGTCATCACTGGTTTGAATTCTTCTATGGCCTCGATCACCCGACCAACGACAGTCATTGTATCTTCGCCCTGATAGCGCTTAATAGCAACGATATCCCGCCCTTGACGGACAACGATGACCGTGCTATCTGCACCTCCTCGCGCGGGATCCACCCCGATAACGATCGGCGCAGACGTATCCTTATATCTCTCACGTTTGAACGCGTCCTCAACGAGTGTCGGGCTGATAAACTGGTCTTCGCCTGACGATGGAAACTCACCGTAAACCTCGACCCGCGCCTGGCTACTGTCCTCACCATACTCGGCAATAATCTGTTCATATACCGCTTTATCCGTGTCCTCGACCTGCCGCGCGTCAATTTGTCTGCCATGCCAAAAGTCCCGTTTAGAGTTAAAGCACTCAAAGAAGTAGCCTTGGTTGCGACGCGGGTTGCTAAACGCGAACCAATACCGGTCTAATATGTTCTCTGTAAAGAAGCCCGCGCCCACTGACCATATCGTGTCAGGTATACCACTGGCCTCGTCAAATATCAACATCATCCCGTCGTGGTTGTGGACACCCGCGTATGAGTCAGGATTCTCCTCCGACCACAGCTTACCCTCTGCCGCCCAGTACCGCGTACCTTTTTTCAAGTCACGCTCGACTAGCTCGCACACCCATTTGGCTGGCACCAGCTTGGTCGCCGAGATCTCCCACCAGTGCGAGTTTATTATCATGGCCTGCCACTTAGTCAGCTCACCCCAGGTGACTGACCGCAGTTGGCTCTCACTGTTGGCTGACACCACGACGCTGGAGCCGATTCTCGTTGTTAACATCCACAGTATTAGCCAACTAACAAGGGCCGACTTCCCGATACCCCGTCCGCTAGAGACCGCCTCACGCAGTGTCGACATGTCGACCTGACCTTGGTTGTCCTTGATGTGCTTGGCTATTGTTCTTAAGACGTCGCGCTGCCAGGTGCGTGGCCCCTTGAACTTAGCCAGTGGCGTGTTGGCTTGGCCCCACGGGAACGCGAACAGCACGAACGCTTCAGGGTCGTCCGCAACACGCGGATCCCACAGCCGTGACATGAGGAGTTGTTCTTCGTCCGAGCTATATATAGGTAGTTGCACTTACCTTACCTGCGGTTAAACATTTTAAATAAGCTATTACGTATGCCGTTAGGCGCTAGATTATTAACATTGTTTTGATTGTTTTGATTGTTTCGGTTGTTAAGCCAAGCAAAAGGATTTGTGTATTTTCTGTTATCCATCATTTGCTGTCTATATTGTTGCAAAAACTGTTCAATCCGCGGGTCTCTTTGAATCGGTATTGACCCAAACATAGCTCTACCCATTTGCGAGGTGTTACCGCCCATATTAGTTTGAGGTGTTTGTGGTGCTTGTGGAGCTTGAGGTGCTGGCGCGTATTGCTCTTCCTCATCTTCATTGGGTGAATAAGGCCTATTGTAGAAAGGCATTTGTCGATTCTGCCCAAAATTCATGTTAGGTTGCATTGGATATTGAAATTGTTTAAACCCTAAGTTAGCCATTGTCCACCACCGTCCCTTCTATAATTCTTGATTGCGCTTCTTGTAGCGCCTGAGTGATACTTATCTTTTGGTACACATCCACACTGATCTCAGTCTTGGCTGTCCATGCGTGTGCATGCTGCAACACAGCCAGCGCCGACTTAGCGTCGCCTTCTTTAGCGGAGGCGATCAGCACCTGGGCCATCTCCAGCTCACCGTCTGCTTTACCTTTCTGCGCCGCCATCTCCGCTACGGGGTCTAGCTGGCACAGTTGCCGGTACTCGGACGGCAACATGCCCGCAGCGAGGGCCAAAGAGTCATTCTTCAGACCCAGCTTGGCTGCGTCGTATATTTTCTGTAAACGCGATTCGGTGGCTTTTACCTCGCGTGGCGTAAAAGGTATCGATAGGAATGTCATTAGCGCATAGTATTTGTTTACATGCGTGGTGTCAAGGGCGTAGATTGGGCAGTTGTTACATGTAACGCAGAAAGCCGAAAAACTCGTTACTTACTACATCCTCTAGTGTCGGCTTAACCGCCTATGTTTAAACAAATGTTTAGACTATTTTACATTACTTGTTGATTGAATGTACACATCAAGGTGTACGTGTACACATTTTCAGCTTTTGTATACAGATAACCATGATTCTGCTGATGGGCTGATTACAATAAAAAATAAAAATTTCTTCTGACACCATCGTCCACGAAGGCCCTTCCCCCAAGGCCCTACCCCCCCTAGCAAAAAGCAAACAGTTCCCAGCTCCAGGCTAACAGGCTGTAAAACATTTGCTTACAGCTAGTGGATCGAGCTGACGCTCCAGGTAAGTCATGTTAGTCATGTAGTCACGCAGAAAACATCGGGCGTTTTTCTGTTAGTCATGTAGTCATTTAGAAAATGTTAGTCATGTAGTCATCGGTTTGCATTTCCATTTTGAACACGCAGCAGAGAACTGTCGGTTTGAAAATGTTAGTCATGTAGTCATGTAGTCATGCCAAATAAATCGCAGTGGTGGTCACTGCACAACAATCGTTTACACATACATATATATTTATACTCATAAGGTAAAAAAGATGACTACATGACTTACAAATTGCTCAAAGCTAATCGTTGCGTGGCTTTGTATGTTAGTCATTTGCCCAATTAAAATGACTACAAAGTGACTACAAATGACTACAAACGACTATTTCTCCAGGTAGCGCGTATTCTGTAAAGAAATGTTTGACACACAGCATCGATGTATGTTTATAATGTCGCATCAGCGCAGGAAATGCTGACTTGATTAAATTTTAAGCAGTTGTTCAATAATAAGGAGCTACAAAATGTTAAATATAGAGATGGTATGTGTTGGATGTGAGACTAAAGTTGAAGCAATCTATCATGTTAATGATGGCGAGATTGAAGGCATCGTATCTTTTGACTTCGGTTCGTTGAGTGCTAAAGCTAAAAATGACATCTTGGCAATTGTTCAATCAGAGTTCAACGCGTTGTCAGCGCGTGACCAATTAAACCGCATAGTTTAAGGAGACACAAAAATGATTATGCAAGACTACAAAAACAGCAAACCAACAGAAGAAAAGTCAACCGCGTGGGATATTGTTGGCGCGGTTAGCTTTGCTCTTATTCTTATATCTTTAATCTTTCTAGCCACAATCTAAGGAGACTTACCATGTATCAACTAATTAATGAATACCAATTCCGTGACACTTTTCTACAGAGTGACACCTACAAAAATAACTTCACTTATGACGGTCTGTCTGTGCTGTTCGATTACTTGGAGCAAGTCGAGCAAGACACAGGCCAAGAAATTCCATTTGATTATGTGTCGATTGCGTGTGAGTTCTCTGAGGGTTCACCTCGCGAGATATTTGAAGCGTTCGACCTCGAGCCAATGGAAGACGATGACGGCCATTGGTTAGCAGTGCGCGAGTATCTTGAAGACAATGGCTCGTATGTTGGCCACACCGACTCAACAATCATTTACATCAATCATTAGGAGACGACACAATGAAACCACACCACGACTATCTTAAAATATGGGTCGCGAGTCTTGAGACTCAAAACTTTAACTTCACCGCGTATGGCACGACCAAAGATGAGGCAAATCTTACGCTTCAATTGGGTTTAGCTAATCATGCCAAACAATACGACCTAGATTTTGATTGGTATTTTGCGGACGACATCATCTGCCAAGAGGTCGCGCTCGGCCATGCCTATCGATACGGCACAGACGAGCCAATCTATGCGCCTTAGTGTCATCTTTCAGCGCGTTCTAACGAGCGCGTTGAGGGGCTGACATTGGCCACAACTGGAGAATATAAAATGACTAGAGAACAAATGATTGAGGCAATACTTGAATACAACATAGAGCTATGCCAAGACAATAGCGTTTTTAATGACGAGTTTATCTATGACCTATTAAGCTATGGGCATAAAGGCCTAGAGAACATGACACTTGACGAATTAAAAATTGAATTGGAGTCTACAAAATGAACACCACCATAATGAGCGCTGACGACTTGATTCGTTATGCCAAACCACAGACAGACCTTGAGAGCGCGTTAATGGACGCACTAGCTGAGGCATTAGAAAGCGTCAACGAGCTGGCCGACATCCTCAGCATATTGGCTGACCATGACATGACACCATTGACAATGGAGAAAGACCTCGACGACGCACAAAATAGGTATGACGCACTCGTCGAACGCTATGAGGCCTTGGAGGAAAAATGCTCCTAGGACTTGCGGCACTAATTGCGGCCTTGATAGCAATAATCCTCGACATCTAACAAAAAACGGCCTATAAGGCCGTTTTTCATTTCATACAACGCGCTAGGGGCGATTTAAATTACTCGCCCTAGGCTATGCCCTACCCTTATTTAATGACTACCATCTTCGGTGGCTCGTTAACCTCAACCATGCGACGCAACTCTGACTTGCTCATCTCTCCCAGTTCGGGAGCGCAAAAGATGTGTTTCTTGGCCGTGTAGTCGCGACTCATCAATCTACCGCAGTCAATCCAACCCGCCTCTTTTAACGCATGGAGTAGTGCTGCTTGAGGTATCTTGACCCCAGTCGGGGCAGAGCCAGTTAGTCGATCACATAAACTGTGGAAAGGTGATCCGATAACTCCCTTGCTAAATTCGCCAATTCGTTCGCGCATTTGTTCGACGAGGAATGACTCGGCCATGCTCATTCCATGCTCAACCAGGTTGGCCTTAAATTCTGTCCACATAGGCGCGGCACTAGGGTTAAACTTGCTAACATTACGAGACACAAGCCACGAAGCAATCGCGCTGAAGCCTCCAGTCTTATACCACTGCCACAACTTCGCTGCCTCAGCCGGTTCCATACGAGGGGCTTGGCTCCATACGCAAAACCAGCGCCTATCTTGAGAGGCGAGGCTTATAGGCACAGGGTCATTGGAAAATGCCAACACGAAAACACGGTTTAACATCATGTAAGGATGCAAGCCCTTGCGGTTGATAGGCAACATCTCAGGCGGTGCGGCTATGATAGGTTTAAGCTGATTAGCAAGCTGACGACGAGCAGACGCGTCAGGCTCTTTCAACTCGTTAATGATTAATACTTCAGACTCAAGCTGATACCCCCACTGGCTGTTCACGCTGTTGTTATCCATAATGCCACGATTACGCAAGTTATCGCCACAGACAGCCCATAGGAATGGCGCCCAAAAAGTGTCTTTACCGCTACCCTCATCGCCACCATGCAAGACAGCATGATTGATTTTAATCTCAGGGTGTTGCACCTTATAGGCCATAACATCAAAAATATGCCCTAGCTCGTCCTCGTTAGGTATAAGCGTCCTAGCATGCTCTAGCCACGGTGTTATGTCGCCCGCTACTAGGTTCTCAGGCCGCGCATTGCGCCAGCGATTACCATAAATATCACCATCACGGGACACAAGCACCGTTTCGCCAGCCGCATAGGTGATACCCACTAGGGCTTTAGCGCCCATAGTCTGACGGTTCTCGTCATAGGACACAGCAGGCAACACTCGCGCTGCGGTGTGGATAGAACGGCAGTCAATGTGACGGAACAAGGCGTTAAAGGTAGAACGGCTCACCTCTCTACGGTCTTGCAAGTCAAAATAGGCGTCGTCCTCTTGTATGTAGGCAAAGCGTTTATACCAGTCTGCCTTCTCTATACGGCCTAGCTCTTTACGCTCTACCTCAGCGATGATGTCGTCGGCATCGTGCGTAAACATCTCAGAGGGTTGAATTTTTGATAAGGCCGTTTCCATAACATCCGCCAGTAGTTCTTCACGAAGCCCGTGAGTATGCTTAGGGCCACCGTTATCGGCAACCCATGATAAGAAGGTCTTGCTGTCTAGCTCTTGACAATGCTCATGGTAACAGCAGAATGAACGGTCTAAGGGTTTGTATCTAGCTTCAGGGTTGCCATCGCTGTGGCTAATGCTGTTAGGGCAGACAACGCCTACCCAGCCCTCGCCGTTCTTAGGTGTGATAATCATACCGTTACTGCTCATCCAACTAAGCACATCGTCACCGCCATCGTCCTTGAGACGGATCGATGTATGCGTAGCGGTGTCAGCCGGTGCAGGTGTAACGTCTAACGCTACACATATTTGAGGTAAACTGAACTCACGCTCAGGGTGCAACTCTACAAGGCGCGATGCAAAGCTATCACGGCCAGGCTTAAGATTGACGCTGCCAGGCACACGAAAGTTACGAACAGGATTAATTGCACCGCCATCTGTGTAGCCAGCGTCAGCAATTGCTTTAATCGCAGCACTAAAATCTCCCTTTAAAGGTTGGTCATCAAGGGCAAAGGTATAGCCCCATTGGTAATTGTCCGGTGACGTTTCAATAATCCACGTAGGCGGGATAGGCGGCACTTTAGATTTAGTACCGATGTCGTCTAGCACCATGAACGCTACGCGCTCACAATTAGCCGCAGACGCAGAAACTTTACCGTCAGTAAAGCGGTCAATGATAAAGCAGGCGGTGTTGGCATACCAAGCATCGGCCTTCTTAATCTTAGCTTGCTCAGGTAGAAAGGCAGGCCAAACACACTTCATAGCACCGTCGTTATGATATTGGATAGCGCCATCGGCTAGGATAGGCTTTTGCTTTACCAATAAAATAGTTTCGCCTTCGGGCGCAATGTTTGTGATATAATCGAGGAAATCCATAGCAATACTCCAGTTGAGACCGCCCTGCAAGGCGGTCTTTTTTTATCTACTTACCATAACGCAACATAACGCCAGCTTCGACAGACAAAGGTAATCCCTTGGCCCAGTCAGGTGGCGTACACATTACATCGCTCATTTGTTTCAAAACTTCATCCGGTTTATCTGTCTCTACGACAATCTCGTCGTGAACGTGAAGAATAACATCGTCAATCAATCTCAATGAATGTCGGAGTAGATCGTTAGCAACGGCCTGCGTAATGTTCTCACACGCAAGACCTTTCCATAATCTAGCTCTAGGCCATTCGGTAGCATCGGCGGCTGGCTTCCACGAAGCCTTAGCATAAGTCACGCCATCAGGATCTAACCTTGCAAATGGATAGCAAAGTATGCGACCTGAAGGCAAAGCATACCATAAATGCACACCGTCGTATAAGTATGTCACGCGGCCTGCACTAAATTCTTTGCCCTTGTTACGCAGCGCCCGTGTATAGGCTTCCTCTAGCGCTTGCCAATAGTTAACAGCCCATTGATTAGACCTTCTCCACGCATCAACAGTGCGTTTAGCATCCGATTCGTTGAGGATAATACCGTAATTGCGACCCATAGCGGCAAAAGCACCAACTCCACCACCGAAGCCACAAGATAGGATAGCGACCTTACCAATCTGTCTTTTATCTGACGTGATTTGGTCTTCAGGCAAGTGGAAAATACCGGCAGCCTCTCGTACATATATGTCACGACCTGATCTAAATACATCTAGCACCTCCTCAGCGCGTTTGTCATTGGATAGCCAAGGGGTTAGCCTGGCCTCTACTGCGTTCCAGTCTGCTACCACTAGCGACTTGCCTTGTGACGGTATTAGCGCAGGACGCAACATGCCTTTTAACACGTCAGTTACACGTTTACCATACTTAGGCACGATAGCATGCCCACGCACCATCGCCTGCCTTACTTCGTCAGGCTCTTTAGCACACTTGCGCGTAAAGTTGTGAACTTGCGCCCCATAGCTAGATGCACGGCCAGTCGCGCTACCGCCGGCAAAGACAAAGGCGCCCCTGACGCGGTGATCTTCCTCGTCAGCAAGTTGAGATAGTCGGTTGAACTTCGCAACCGATGACGCCCATAAATCGTCCGCGCACTGGATAACGTCCGCGACTTCGTTTGGTACTTCATCAGGGTTTTCCTCTGCAAGTAGTAGTAAGTTGGCGCGAACGGTCTTGTCAATAGACATTTTCGTTTCGCCTTCTTTAATTGTAGTCATTAGCTTTAATGCTTCAGGGCCAACACGCTCTTGCACCCACTCACGCATACGCGGGGAGCGTACAGACGTTATCGCACCCTTGGTTACATCAGTCACGATGCGCTCTATTTCCTCAAGCTCTACGCTTGCGTAGCGCACAGCAGAGTCGGCCAATGGCCTATCTAATAACACGCCCTTGTCATTGATGCGCTCGTTGACGTGGTAGTCAAACAGCTCGTCGTCAGACAGGTTACGCATAGCTTTAGAGATAGTCCGCATGACTTTGACGTCTTGCTCACAATAAGCAATCATCTCGGCCATCAAGGTAGGGTCGTTATTGAACGTGCCATCGGCGCGAGGTATAGACAGCAAACGGATTAGCTGTTTACCGCGATGGTCTTTACGCATGGTAGCGCCTGAGAAGCGACCTACGTCCTCAAGTGAGCCAGGCGCACAATTCGCACGGGCTTGTGCAGCCGTGCAATAGAATTGGGTAATATCGAAGTTAATTTGTAAAACGTACCAAAATATCAGCCTCTCAAACGCGGCATTGTGTGCGCGTATTTGACCGGTGAAGTGTCGCACCTCGTCAGGGAAGGGTTGATCAGGCGTCCATGTAATGACGTCACCATCATCAAACGCATAAGACATGCACAACACATCGGTGCTGGCGTCCTGAGCGTAGTTGTAGACGCCACGACTTAATAAGTCGCAGCGGCTACGTGACTCAAAATCGAGCCACAGGATCACTATTCAGCATCCTTATCGGCTTCCATTGGAGCAGGTTGCATTTGAGCCATCGCTTGTTGGCGAATTTTCTCAATGATGCTGGTTACTTGCTCAAACGGTTGTTTAGCTAAGATAGCTAAGATGCCATTCATTTCTTCTACGGTAAAGTTAAAGTTCATTTTAATCTCCTATACACTGCGACGACGACGTGATGTTTCTTCTACAGCAGGTGTAGCTTCTTCGGCTTCGTTCGTAGCCTCTTTAGCATCCATGCCAGTCCACTCAACGATGTCAAACACTGGCGTAAAGATACGGCCATAGCTCTTATGTTGGTAGTGTTCTTTTTTAAGTAGAATGACAGGCACTGGATTAGCTTGGTCTTTCTCTACTTGGTTTGCGATGGCTACGGCCAGTGCTTGCACTGCACGTTTACCACCAACAGACGTTGTAGAGAAGCGGGCTTCTAAACCTTTGTCTTCACCTGTTAGGCACTTTAATGAAAGGCCGACTTGCGTTTCCCATCCGCGTTTAGCGGCTTGAGGTGCGCCTTCTAGCTCAGGTAATGGTTGTGATACAGATACCATTTTCTCACCTAACACTTCACCGTCGCCCCAGGCAATAAAGCCGTGAACGAATGAAAAAGGGTTAACAGCCCAAGTAGAGTCGTCTTCGATTTCAGTTTGATCAGCACCGTATACCCAGTGGCCAGTCTTATCCATTTTAAGGATTGCAACGCCAGCAGGTGACACGTCTTGCTCTAAGGCACGAAGTGCAGTGCTTAATGATGCTACGGTTGGTAGATTTGCTTGATTGAAGTTTACTAAATTAGTCATATTAATTTCCTTTAGATTATTTTACTAAGGGCAGCGGTCAATTGCTGTCCAATTTGCAACAAAGCTGGGCGAGGGTCATCCTCGTTTGCCAGCGTACTACCTGAACTAATGGCGACAACTGTACCCTCCGGTAGCGTGAGGCCGTGTTTTTTAAGCACCTTCTCAGCCTTTGCCGGAGAGATTAAAGCTGTCTCCACTATCTCAGATTCTTTCAGGTCTTTGAGGAGTGCAGCCTTAGCGTCATCCTCATTAACCCATTGTCTTGTAGCGCGTTTAGCGACTAGTTTAAAGCCTGGCACAGGTTTGCCTGTCTCCAGTAGTTGAAATGCCAGCGCACGTAGATCGGTAATCCACTGCTCTAATATGTCAGCATTGTGTAAGTATACACCGATTTGTTCGACAGGCAACGCGTCAAGTTTTGTGTGCAGCGCACGGTCAACAGCGCCCGTCATCTGAGGGCAGATAGCCTTGGCAGAACACCAACGGCAATGCTCACCCACGTTTAACTTAGCGTCAGGTGACTCAGCTAGGCGCACAGCAGTCACTAAGTCCTGCTCAAACTTCTTAATGCGTTCAGGGTTTGTCGTCCAGCGTTTAACGGCAGGCGGTTGAACAATAACCATCTCTATCTCATCTATACCGTCGAACACCCATGCTACCTCTTTAGTACGCATAGCCGCAGCCGCGTAAAACATAAGCTGTGGGTTTTCTTCTACCTCAACGGCTACGCCATCGCCGAACTTCCAGTCTAATACATAGGCAGTGTCACCGATGCGGCCTAAGAAATCAGTCGATCCGAACACGTCAGGCAGGAAGTCACCAAAGCCTACGCGTGTCTCTACTGCATACGCCATAGCACGGGCTGGGTCGATAGCATCAAGCGCGGCCAAGGCAGGCTTAATTTTATCGTCTATTAGTTCTTGCGTTAGCACTTGGTCTTCGTACGTGGTGCCAAGGTAATGCTCAGGCGGTAAGTTCTTGTCGAGAATGTCTGCAATCACATTATGTAGTAACGTACCTACATCTGCGTATTTACTAGACGGGCGTGGTGGCATCTTGTCGCAGAGCGCCACAGAGCCAGGGCATGAGATAACACGTTTGGCGGTTGAGCCACCGACTACGGATGAATGTTTCATTTACTGTCCTTTAGATTACCTATTGAGATTGCAGTATAGCAATTAAAAATAAATGTTGTCAATATATTTTTTATTGTGTTATTATTTAATTCATCAACGGGAGATAAGCATGTTAGAAAAACAAGTTGAAGCCTACTTTAAGAAGGTAGTAGAGCAGTTAGGCGGTAAGAGCTACAAGTTTACAAGCCCAGCGCATCGGGGTGTAGCGGATCGTGTAGCGTGTCTGCCTAACGGTGACACATGGTTTGTGGAAATAAAAACAGATGGCGGTAAGTTGTCCGAACTGCAAAAAGTATTTGCAATAGAGGTTACACGCCTTAATCAGAAGTACGCATGTTTATGGAATAAGGAAGATATAGATGACTGGGCTAAATTATTTAAGCGTATGTAGTGGGATTGAAGCAGCAACCGTAGCATGGCACGACATGGGGTGGAAGCCCGTTGGATTTTCAGAGATAGAGAAATACCCTAGCGAAGTATTAGCGCATCATTACCCTGACGTCACTAACTATGGCGACATGACTAAATATAAGGAATGGAATATAAATGAATCAATCGACCTTCTCGTTGGCGGAACACCCTGCCAAGCCTTCTCAGTTGCAGGACTTAGAAAAGGACTTGACGACCCTCGAGGCAACCTCGCCCTCGTCTATTGCGGGCTACTTGACCACTATAAACCCAAATGGTTTGTGTGGGAAAACGTACCAGGTGTCCTCAGTTCAAATGGTGGACGGGATTTTGGCTCCTTCCTCGGGGCGTTGGCTGAACTCGGGTATGGGTTCGCCTACCGAGTGTTTGACGCTCAATACTTCGGAGTGGCCCAAAGACGCAGACGTGTGTTTGTTGTCGGATACCTTGGAGACTGGCGACCTGCCGCAGAAGTTTTATTTGAGTCCGACTGCATGCGCCGGGATAATCCGCCGAGCAGAGAAGCGCGGGAAACCACTGCCGCCTTTACTTCGTCAAGCTTTGGAGGCTACAGTGAAGGAACAGGAACGCTTAGAGCAGCAGGCGGCGATTTAGGCGGTGGAAGTGAGACACTTGTCAGTACCAACAGGTTAGTGGCCTTTGGTGAATACAGCGCAGACGGAACTGCCAGCACAATGAAGGCTAGGGATTACAAAGACGCTACTGATTTAATTACGGTATACGAGACTCATCCTATGGACAGCCGCGTAAAAGAGATGGGCGAGACATGCCAAACTGTGTCAGCAAGATGGGGTACAGGCGGGGGCAACGTGCCTATAGCTACAGCTTTTAAAGTACGTTGCGGTTGTGAAGGCGGTGGCAAAGGCTATCTAGGTAACAGTGACACTGCGTTCACGTTAAGTACGACGCAGGATCAATCGTTGTTTACTGACATGCGGGTGCGTAGGTTGACGCCAATCGAGTGCGAACGCTTGCAAGGCTTTCCGGATAACTACACTAACATTAAAGAAAAGACACCTGATGGCAGTAGGTATAAAGCATTAGGTAATTCAATGGCCGTACCTGTAATGAAATGGATAGGACAAAGAATTAACGCGTATGCTAAAACTTAGACCCTACCAAGAAGTCGCGGCTGACTTTATATTTGAGCATGACCGTGCCATGATACTTGCGCCTGTGGGCGCAGGTAAGACGGCCATCACGCTCACTGCGATGCAGGACGCTATCGAGGCGGGGCTTGTTAAACGCTTCTTAGTGGTTGCGCCTAAGCGTGTCTGCACTGACGTGTGGCCAGTTGAGCAGCCTAAGTGGGCGCCGCGTCTGACACTTGTTGTGGCAGTAGGCACACAGAAGCAACGCCAAGATGCGTTCAAGACCGACGCCAATGTAGTGGTGACGAACTACGACAGCCTACAATCGCTAGAGTCATTGAAGGGGTTTGATGCCGTGGTGTTTGACGAATTAACCAGGCTAAAAAATCCTACTGGCAAACGTTTTAAAGCCATCGCCAAGCTGATGGACAAGATTACAATACGCTGGGGCTTGACCGGATCGTTTACCAGCAACGGCCTTGAGGATGTGTTTGGCCAATGCAAGATAGTCAATCAGACCTTGTTAGGCCGTAGCAAGGGCGCGTTCTTACAGCAACACTTTGTGCTACTGAACAAAGACTTTAATGACTGGAAGCCACGCCCTGACGCACTTAAGACCGTGATGCAGATTATTAAGCCTGCCACGTATGTGTTAGAGGCTGGCGAATACAGCGACAAGCTACCGCCATGTCACACGGTAGAGGTGCGGTGCGAGTTGCCTAACCGACAAGAGTACGAACACTTTAAGAAGACGTTTGTGATGGAGCTGGACGGCAAAACATTGACCGCTGTTAACGCTGCCGTGCTGACGTCCAAGTTACAGCAGTTAGCGTCAGGCTTTATCTACGACACCGAAGACAGCTCTGAGACTAAATGGTTGAGCTTTCATAAGTTTGACATGCTAGAAGACCTACTGGACGAGAACCAACACGACAACACTATCGTGGTGTACAACTTCCAGGCGGAACTTAAAAAGCTAAAGCAACGCTTTCCTAAGGCCGTGACGATAGACGAGCCTGACGCCATCAAGCGTTGGAATAACGGTGAGATTGAGCTGTTACTGATACACCCTAAGTCAGCAGGCCACGGCCTGAACTTACAACACGGTGGCTGTAAGATTGTGTTCTTCTCACTGCCGTGGAGCTTAGAGTTGTATGAACAAACCATAGGCCGTCTGCATCGCAGTGGCCAAGCGCATGATGTGTGGTGCTACATACTGTTGGCTAATAAGACAGTAGACGAACGTATTTGGGCGGCCTTGCATGACAAGCGGGCTATTTCTGATGTTGCAATGGAGGAGTTGAAATGACTGAAACAAAAAAGTATTACTGCAAGTATTGTAAAGCATACAGAGACACACAAGTAATGTATAAACTATCTAAACGCTGTGCGCCCTGTGCAGCGATAGCGAAAGCGAGGACAAAATGACATGTAATCAAGACTGCCAGCAAGGCCGCAAGTGTGACTGCGGTGAAAGAAGCGTAGATCGAGCAATGGTTGTTATATCGGTATTGCTGATCCTGTGTTTGTTTTCCATTGGATTTGGGCTATACAAGCTAATCAATAGAAACAAAGGCCAGGAGTGCGCTGTGACTTTGCAATTTAAAGACAGTAAGGCTACTTACATTGGTAAGACTGTTTGATATATCACTTTTTTCGGTTTAATCCGATCTGTATACGGGTTTCAGAGGAAGTGATGCGCATTGTTTGCGGGTGTTTGAGTTTAATTTTATGCGTAAGTCTACACTTTTAGTTTAGTTTTGACCTATTTGTGTAAACCATAGTTAACAATGTACATAAGGAGAAACAAGATGGCGGCACATAACGACATCACAGGCGACTTGATACAGAGCCGTGTAAACAGTAAACAGTTTGAGGATAACTTTGACTTAATCTTTAGGAACAAAGACCCTATCTGCAACATTTGCGGTAAGGGGTTAGCCTCAACAAAAGAGTGCGCCTTTACGGGATGCCCGCTTAACTGGGACGAACAAAGAATTGACATTATCGCAGCCAACGGCAACGACGGTCTGCATTACCAAGGAGAGTAGGATGGAAAGACTAAACTGGCGTTCACTGAACGCTATCATTAACGACAAGACAGAGGAAGAAGTGCTGGCGTTGCTAAACCATGAGCGACAGACCGAGCGCCGTATTTCAATGTTACAACGATTACATCAACGCTACACCATCTTACGCGCTGCGCGTGAGCGTGTGGAAATAATTAAGGAGGCAGTAAAACCATGAATAAATACCGTGAAGTTTGGGATAGGCAAAATTACAAGTTTACTAACGTAGACGCAACACCCTGGCTACCCATAGAAGAATACGCACCTGTCGGCTTTTGGACTAGGGTTTGGATGTGGGTGACAAAATGATATACACAATTAATCTATACGGCATCGAGCTAGATGTATACGCAGACATCACCCGTTACTCAGATGGGTTTGGCACTGGCGACAGCCCTGACGACGTTGATGTAGAAATACTGTCAATAGAGTTGCCAGACTCTACGCAAGACTTAACAAACTTATTATCAGACGACACGCTGATCCGCATCGAAGACTTAGTATTGGAGGTAGCAAACAATGAGTGACGGAATGACAGAAATGATTGCTGAAGAAGCATTAGCTAAACAAGTAGGCGGGTCACATTACGCTTCTATGGTTTTTCAGCCAGTAGAGTTTATTACTGCAAACAACTTGGGTTTTTTAGAGGGCAACATTATTAAGTACGTTTGCCGTCACCGTAATAAGAACGGCGCTGATGACATCAAAAAAGCCATTCACTATTGCGAACTACTTTTACAAATGGAATACGGAGAATAACATGACTGAAAAAATGACATTACCAAAATGGTTATGGTGGAACAAAGGCGAATGTGTGGTTGAAATTCTATCTCGCGGTCATTTTCCGACCACGGCTATGGTAAAATTGCCGTCCGACAAAAAAATAGAGATAGAAATACATGAATTACGAATTGAACACACTTGAATACGTGATTTGCTACTTTCCTGCGTTTTTGACAGGTTTTTGTACATGCGTGGCTATCAGTGCATTACCGCCTTATCAATCGTCTGTTATACAGCGATTGGTGAGGTCGTTTTTTAGCTTTACCCGTCAAATCTGTCGGTTTCGACGTACATCGCTAAATCATCACCAGTAAATTCAATTCTACCCATGCTAGTGGTGATGACAATAATTTCGTTGTCGTAATCCACTTCAATTTCATCGATAGACTGACCTAACAAGTCGTAACAGATTTCTTCCGGTGTACGTTTAGCCATATCTACCTCAACATATCAGAGTTAATTGTTAACCGGCTGACCTCACCGTAACGGCGATCGTAACTTATTACCTTAGCATCTCGGCCTGACAGCCATCCGCCCCTAGCAGAATACGCATCACCTGGTGCTAGTGTACGATGCTGTTCAACTATCATCAAGTTATTTTCTTTAATATCGATAGAATGGTAATGGCCCATGTGGGCGTAGGCATACTTAGTCCTGCCGAACATTTCCCTGAACTGCCCTGCAAATACTTCTGATACGTTTGCGACCTTACGTTTGTGACCGTGGTGGAAGAACAGCGCCACGTTACCGAACTCATACGCATTGTACGGGTTAGGTGACTTGTCCACAGTTACGCGTGGCTCGTTCTCGTACAGCACACTAAACCACTCGCGCAGCCATATCTGACTGACCGGATCGTGGTTGGCGTCAGCCATGATAATGTGTAGCTTTTGGTGCTTGGCTAACAGCATGTCTATTACGGTGCGTAATACACGTATCGCAGACCGGACTAACTTAGCAAACCGCGTGTCCACGTCAAGCAGATGTTTAGACGCAGGCGTTACAGCGTCCATGCCGTCAAAGTGTAAGAAGTCCGATAGCTGTGCGAACACAGCCGTGTCAGCGTTAGGTGACTGAGCGATGGCCTGCTCAAACCACTTTATGACTAGCTTTTCAGCAATGGCCACGTCCCAGTTCTCGCCCGTCTCTTCGTCCCACGATAGCATGCCTAGGTGGTAGTCCGTGATAACGTAGCAGTTCAGTAGGTTGTCATTAGACAGCGGCGGGGTTGGTAATGCAGTCAGCCGAGGGATGTCTTCTTTCATGGCGTCAATCGACTGACGCATTATTTCCTGTAGCTTGGTGTCCTCAATGCGTGTCTTAACCCATTGTATTTTAGCCACACCATCTTTATAAAGCGTTGATGTTCCACGCACCACAAATGGGTCGGGTACTATGTGAACCATATCGTTTTGGGGAGCGTAACCGCGAATGGCGGCTTTGCGCTTTACGCGGTCAATACCGTTTTGAATAGTACCTGCCGTGATTTGCAATCTTTCGGCGGCTTTTCTTAATGATCCGTATTTGTTTATTGCGTCAATAAATTCAATTTGCCTGTCCGTGCCAAACTGCTTTAAATCTTCGCTAATCATCTGCGTTCCAGTTCAAGGATGTAAACGCCCAACTTAGCAGCGTTGTCCTTATCTAAGCAAATGCCACCGTCAGTTTGCTTTTGTATCGTCAGTGTTGGTTTTGTCGGTAGGAGTGTTTGCTGGGTTTGACACGCTGTCAAAATGAGCAGCGTACCAATCAGCAGGGTTTTCTTCGAGTGCATCGCGCAACCTTTGGGCTTTCGCCTGTTCTCTTGCCACAGCCCACCTTACTACTAAAAGTAGCAGGCGGTCTATGATAGCAAGAATAGCGGTCATTACTTTTTGTCCGCTGTAAATACGCCTAGGGTACCGATGGCGGCTAGACCCAAGGCTACAATCGCGTCGCCTTGCGCGGGTGATAGCGTCACGCCAATGGCGGTTAGTAGCGCTACGATACCGCGCCATGTAGATGCTTCTTTAAGTCGTTCAATTAGATATGCTTTCATAGTGTCTTCCCCTTTTGAAAATCGAGTAGTGACAGACCGCCGGTAAACTGACAGTGCGCCG